CTTGCAGATGGTACTAGCTTGTGGGAAGACCTACGGCCAGCAGAGGAGTTAATAGCTGAGTATCAATCTGACTTAGAGATGGGGCATCCAGAGATCTTTATCTCTGAAATTCTAAACAGCACTGATATTGCACCACCGTCAGGAATTGACATTACTAAAATACCAATGTTGCCAGCTTATTATCAGCAGCTTCTAGCTGAAAATGAATCTGAAGGCTCTTTCATTATTATTGACCCATCCTCTGGCAAGAAAACTGGGGATGACTGCACAATTAACCACTACGACATTGTAGATGGTAAGCCTATATTCACGAAGTTAAAAGCCGGTACGTTCAGCCCGCTAGAAACTATTGAGACTGCAGTTAACATGGGCATGGAAAACGGCACTCGGCTAATAGGCGTAGAAGGTGTAGCGTATCAATCCACGTTACTATTCTGGTTTGACTTCTATTGCGAACTTCATGGCATAAGCGGCTTTCAATTCGTAGAACTTAGTCCAAAAGGTCAAGCTAAGAACAATCGCATCAAGCGTGGCTTGCTATCTCTAATTGCAAGTGAGATATATCTAGGGCCTGAAGTACGATCTACGGTTATGGCGCAAATTGTAGATTGGAACCCTATGATAATTAACAACACGGATGATATAATAGATCCTATAGGATACGTGGATGAGATGATAAGAGAGTACGGGCACCTAGCTGTTAAACGCATCTTTGAAGAGGATGACTTCTCAGGTACCGCATTCCACGCATCTACAGCAGCACTTCCTTTCTAACAGATTCCAACCTGAAAGCACCAACATGGCAACTTCTAATTTACGAACCCCGTGGCAAAATAGAGCCGAGTTTGAAAAACTGTTAGGGCGTCAAGCAGATGTGCAAGATGTTATCGCGCAGCTGCAAAATGCACTTGCACCTGAAAACCTGCGCAAAGCTAGTAATTATGGGCCAGATTGGACTCGTTATGGGTACGCAGCAGTAGATCCTGGTACCAAGGAATTTGTAGACCCCACGCTGTACAAGAACAAACAGTATATTGGCCCTATGCAAAAGCAACTATCCTCGGCACTGAGTGAAGACGCTATTAACCAGGCTGCATTAGAGTTGTTCTCTCCCTACACCCCACCAGCTGCTAAGCCGCTTAAATATCCTACGAGTCCACGGCCGCGCGTACCAGTAACCACTAAACTGCCAGTATTAGGTATTTCTGGCGTTATTGGTGTGTTACTTGATTTACTTAGTTACTCTGCTGACACCAACGCAGGTGAAGACAAGCGCCTTAAAGATGCGCGGGGGCTAGAGTTCACAAACAGACCAGAGTATGAAGCGTTGCTGCAACAAGCGATTCAATCCGGAAATGCTACACCCCCAAAATAAGGAACCAACATGGCAACTCAATCACCAATCTCTATCATTAACACCCTGAGTATTCCACAGCGAGTTGAAATATTGCAATATGCTAAAAACTGTGCCGAGCGCCAAACTTCTAGCTTGGCAGATTTCAGGTCACTGCTGCGATACCGGGATCGCGCATACCAGCGGCAACTAAACACTACGGCTGAGCACATTAAAGCAGTACGTGCTAACATGAGTGGTGATGCTCGCAAGGTGCAGGATATGACTGTTCCTATTGTAATGCCGCAGATTGAAAGCGCAGTGGCGTATCAGGCAGGCGTTTATCTGACAAGCTATCCTATCTTTGGGGTAGTAGCATATCCTAAGAACCAAGATGCGGCTATGCAGTTTGAAACTACCATTGGCCAGCAGTCTGTACATTACGGCTGGGCGCGTGAGCTGATCAAAGTATTCCGTGATGGTTTCAAGTACAACTTCGGCGCCGCGGCCGTAACGTGGAAGAAAACACCACTGAAGCAAGTCGTCACAGATACTAGCGTGTCTGCTGCAGGGCTGGCTAAACTCAATGAGTACAGTTACGGTGGCAATTGCATTGAGCGGCTTGACCCGTACAACTGTTTCATGGATATGACAGTAGCACCGTCTAATATTCATAGTGAAGGTGAGTTCTTTGGCTGGAATACTATTATCTCTCGCGTGCAACTTAAGCGCCTGTTATCTGTGTTAGACCCAGCAAAAACTACGAATGCAACAGCAGCGTTTGAGTCTCAGTTTGCAGGAGCATCGCAAGATGATTCTAGTGGGCTAGCCTACCACACACCTATCATCAATCAGTACCTGAACATAGGCTCTACTAACTACTCTACAGATAATTGGGGTAAGTGGATGGGGCTTCCAGGAACTGGTAAAGACCGTAACAGCATTAACTACAAAGACTCTTACGTGCTAACTCACTTCTTTTGCCGGGCGCTGCCAAGCGACTTCGGCGCCAGAGGCAATACAGCTAAGGTCTACCATTGCATTATGATTAACTGGCAGACTGTGGTGTTTGCAGAAGAACTTAACAATGCACATGACCTATTGCCTGTAGTTGTAATGCAGCCGTACGAAGATGGCCTTGGTTATCAAACACAATCTATGCTTGACAATGCGCTGCCATTCCAAGACATGAGTTCAGCACTCTGGAATATTAGCCTGGAAAGCAAGCGGCGTCTAATCTTTGACCGCTTAGTGTACAATCCACGGCTAATTGACAAGAAAGACATTGATCCTATCTCTGCTGTATCTCGTATTCCTCTTCGCAATGCGGCTATGGCTAAAGATGACAATGCTATTGCTAAAGCACTATATCAGATTCCGTACAGAGAAGACAACAGTGCTAGCAACTTGCAAATGAGCGAGATGATTTCTGCTATGGCAGATCAAGCCAGTGGGCAGAACAAAGTAGATCGTGGCCAGTTCCAGAAAGGGAACAAAACCAAGACTGAGTTCACAGAGACAATGGCCAATAGCAATAGCAGGCAGCAACTGGCATCTCTGGCCATTGAATATCAATTCATGACACCAGTAAAAGACATAGTTAAAGCTAATACTTTGCAGCATCAGGCCGCGGCCACGATCCTCAACAGGGATTTGAGGCAAGAAGTGCAGGTTGATCCTGTCAAGCTACGTGAATCTATGCTAGAATTCAAGCTGTCAGATGGTAATATTCCTGCAGACAAGATGATGAACACGGAAATGCTCACGGTATTTCTTCAGACGGCTCAAGCTATTCCTGGTATTGCTACTGAGTTTGACACCCTCGGAATGTTTCTTTATTTTGCGAAGCTCAGAGGCGCTTACTGGCTTGAAGATTTCCGTCGTGATCCTGCGCAACAACAGCAATTCTTGCAAACAATTCGTGATACTGCTGCTGCCCAGAACCCTGCGGATATGCAACAGGCACAAGCAGCTGCACAGCAATCTACGCAACAACCTTAAGGCTTATTATGTCTGACTGTATCATATCTGCTGGTGCTAAGAGCCTGAAGGGCTATTCGCAATCTACTCATGCTGGAAAGCAAGTACCTACGCACAGATTAATTTATTGTGTGGCTAATAAGATTAGCATTAAAAGCATCAAAGGATTAGTTGTTCGCCATAAGTGTGATAACCCCGGCTGCATAAATCCAGATCACCTAGAACTTGGTACTCATCAAGATAACATGGATGATAAAGTAGCTAGAAATAGACAGAGTCACGTAGGAGTGCGTGGGCAAGATAGATCCAAACAACTTACAGATGGTGACGTACTACTTATTCGTGCCGAGTATTTGCTGTGCGAGTACAAAGTACTAGCTGCGCGTTATGGTGTTACTGTACAGACAATATGTGATATTGTTAAGCGCCGCAGTTGGAAACATATATAAGGAGTAGTATAATGATACAAGATACATCTTCCAAGTTCTTTAGACCGCTGCTAACCGAAGGTGATGTTAAGCAAGCACTTTCTGTGTCTCCGCTATTCCTAGCCTATTTACAATCGAAGATAGAAGCGTATGCAACTGCCTTAGTAGATACTTCGCTGACATACGATCCAGATCCTGGAAAGCAGGTAGCTGTTATCGTAAACTATGAGCGCACTCGCGCATTTGTGCAAGCCTATGAAGAGCTATTAGCAGAGCTTCTAGATGCACAAACTCAAGATATGGACTCTCACCAAGATAGTCGATAACCCTGACGCAAGTCAACAATCCTCCAACTCTGAAAGACAATCATGGCATTTTTACCCGGCATTTTCAATCGTAATCCTGCACCGGCGGCTCCTGCTGCTCCGGCTCCGCAACCTGCCACTGTTAACAGCAATGGTAGCGCAGGCCCAGCTGCTCAGCAGCAATCTCCTGCAAACCCAGCAGCTAATCCACAGCAAATGACTGGGCAGCCTGCGCAAGCTCCTGCTGGTGGGCCTGTGAATCCAATGGATGCTTACGCTAACTTGTTTACGCCAAAAGCACAAGATCCAAAAGCACAAAAAGCACCGACGCTCGCTGATCCCATTCTTGGCACGCTTGACCCTGTAGCCTTTCGGCAGCAAGTATCAACTGCTAACTTTGCCAGCACTATCCCTCAAGAGCAAATGCAGAAAGCTCTAAGCGGTGATGTTCAGGCGTTTACTGATGTTATTAATTCAGCAGCGCGAGAAGCTTTTAGTGCAGCAGCG